GGTGGACGGACTGATTGATGCACTATGGGAGTGCAGCTGAATGCCCTGCGATAGCGGGATGGGCCCCAGCTACAGCGGCGAGGACTACACAGCTCGCCGCGAGTTGGCTGCCATGAAGCAAGAGCTGGACAGCGTGACAGGGATGCTCTGCGCGCTGCTCAGACAGTTAGACGGGCGGGTCTATCTCTCGCCCGATATTGCAAAGTGGTTTCACGACCACAAGGAGCACGACAAGGCACAAGGTCGGCTCTGATCTATTAGGACTACGATTTCCATAATGGCGAAGATTACGAAGACACTCCCCGTGGGCACCGCAGTGTTCCCCAAGCTCGACAAGGTTGACGTTTACCAGCCGAAGAATGCGAAGGGTCAGGCCAATGGCGCCGAGAAGCGCACTTGGAACACCCGCATCAAGTTCAACGACGAGGATCACCGCGCGGTCGATACGTGGCTGAAGAAGCTGGCTAAGGACGCGGGCCTTACCAACGTGACGAACTGGCCTTGGAAGAAAGACAAGAAGACCGGCGAAGTCACGCTGATGGTTAGCTCCGGTGAAGAGTACAAGCCGGGGCTCTACGACGCCAAGAACAAGAAGCTCCCCGAGGGCACTGTTATCGGCGGCGGCTCGCAGATCAAAACCAACGTCTCGCCCTTCGTCTACGAAGGTCTGGGCGGCGGCATCAAGCTCTACCTCAACGCTGTTCAGGTTGTGAAGCTTGAGCGCGGCGGCGCCAATGGCGTTAGCCCGTTTGAGGAAGAGGAAGGCTACGAAGCCCCGGCTGAGGCCGAGGACAAGTCGCCCTTCGATCCGTCTGCGGCCAAGGACGACGACGAGGCGTTCTAATGACGCGCCCACCCACCGCTGTGAAGCGGGGGATTCTCTACGGATACCGAAGCGGACTTGAGGAAACGGTAGCTAAGCAAATCGAAGCTGCCGGGAAGCAAGTCCTCTTCGAGACAGACAAGATCAGCTACGTGTGGCCTTCGCGCAATTCGAAGTACACACCTGATTTTAAGCTGTTTCGAAAAGATGGCTCGTTCTTCTACGTCGAGACCAAAGGCCGGTTCCTAACAGAAGACAGACAAAAGCACCTGTTGCTTAAAGAGCAAGGCGCACCCGAAGTGCGCTTTGTTTTCAGTCGGTCGAAAACCACGATCAGCAAAACATCCAAGACCACATACGCCAAGTGGTGCGCTGATCACGGCTTCCAATATGCCGACAAGTCTATCCCCGAAGCATGGTTCAACGAATAACACACAGGAGACTACATGACGCACGCACAGCTTACCCGCGCCATCAATCTGTCGCCGCAGCAGAAGACCATTTTGCAGCACCTGATGAGCGGCCGGTCTATCTCCACCATGGAGAGCATTATCGTCTACAAAATCGGCCGCCTCTCTGACGTGATCCTGAAGCTCCGTCGAAAGGGCTTCCCGGTGGACACCGATGTTCGCGTGGACAACGCCGGTACCAAGTACAGCCGCTACTCGTTGGCTGTCTAGCTAATGGCATGGCTCAATTCTGGGCCTTGCGATAAGTGCAACTCAAGCGATGCTCGGGCCCATTATGACGATGGGTCCGAGTATTGTTTTGCGTGCGAGACTTACTTCAAGGCGGACGGCGAAACGACAGAGGAGACCACCGGCAACGATTGGCTCCGGGGCGAGTACCTCCCGATGACCACGCGGGGGCTCAAGGAAGAGACGCTCCGCAAGGCGGGCTACCAGTACGACCGCGCAGCTAAGCTGCACATCATGAATGTGAGGGCCAGCAGCGGCAAGCTGATCGGGCAGAAGACGCGGACACATGACAAGGAGTTCTCGTGGCGCGGTGAGTGTAAGAAGGACCCACCTATCTACTTGAGTTGGCTATGGCCAGCGAAAGGGCGTTCGATAACGCTGACGGAGGGCGAGATAGATGCGCTGAGCTTCTGGCAAGCATGGGACTGCAAGTGGCCCGTGGGCTCGCTGCCCAACGGGACAGGCTCCGTGCGGAAGAGCATCTTGAAGCACTACGAGCAATTGTGTGCCTTCGACAATATCTATCTCAGCTTTGACAACGACGAGCCCGGACAAAAAGCCCTTGAGCTAGCTTGCCAGCTATTGCCGGTGGGCAAGGTCAAGATCATCCGGCTCCCCGAGGACTGCAAGGACGCCAACGAGTGCCTGATGAAGCATGGGCCGCAGGCCCTTGTGCGCGCCTACTATGACGCGCGGGACTTCAGGCCCGATGGTATCCGCGAGGGCCGCGAGTTCACCAAAGAGCGGCTGAAGAAGAAGCGGCGCGCTGGCTTCAAGCTGCCGTGGCCCAAGCTAGACGAAATGTGGATGGGGCTACGAGATGCAGAAGTCACTACAATCTGCGCAGGCAGTGGTATCGGCAAGTCAACTATCGCACGACACATTGCCTACCACCTACGCACCGAGCACGACCTCAAAATCGGAAACATCTATCTTGAGGAAGACAACGATACCAGTGTGTCCGCTTACGTCGCACTGCATCAGGGTGTTCCCCTAAAGAACGTCCTAGCTAACCCCGAGTGCATCAGTGACGCAGATTGGGATGCAGCCCTAGCGGCTGTCGTCCACGACAACATGCTCTTCTATGACCACTTCGGTTCGCTGGAGAGTGACCGCCTTCTGACCATGATGCGCTTCATGGCCGCGAGCGGCTGCCGGTTCATTGTGCTTGATCATATCAGCATAGTTCACAGCGGCAACGAGACCAACGACGAACGCAAAGACATCGACATCCTTATGACCAAGCTAGCTAGCTTCGTCAAGGAGACCGGTGTTGGCGTGATTGCCGTTGTCCATCTGAAGCGGGGGAAGAACTACAATGAGGGTGACGCCATTAGTCTCACTGACATGCGCGGATCAGCGTCTATTGAACAGCTTTCGTTCAACGTTCTCGGCTTGGAGCGCGATCAGCAAGACAACGAGCAGAAGCTCTTCGCGCAGATGCGTTCGCTCAAATGCCGCGTTACCGGTGAAACGGGGGAGGCGGATAGGCTCAAATGGAATGTAAAGAGAGGACAGTATGAAATTGCAGGACCTGAGTGCTTCGATCCCGCAGGAGCGGCGGGAGACGATGACGCGCCGTTCTAACGTTGCCAACTGGCACGGGGAACAGGCCGTGAAGGCGTATCGCCGTAAGGATATGGTTGCCTATATGCGCCATGTGGCGATTGCGGACCATCTGTGGAGGACGTGGTGATGATAGAATACGCATTCCCTTCGCCTCCGGCGTACACGATTAGCCACACGGCAGGCTACCTACCTCAACCTAACTTTGGGGTCTCCAATTCCTACGGCCATGGTGTGGGCGCCGGGGTGTCCTTCTGCGCCCCGCCGTCCTACGGCATGACCCTGCGCGACTACTTCGCTGCGCAGGCGCTGGTGGGGATGCTGGCGCACAACCACGCAGACTACCCGAAGTATTGGGCGGAAAAAGCGTACAGCTTCGCTGACGATATGATGAAAGCGAGGGGCGGTGGCTAGGCTCCTCTTCGACATCGAAACGGACGGCCTTCTCCACCAAGCCACCAAGACCCACTGTATCGGCATCACTGACGTAGACACCGGGGACGAGAGTTCATACGGCCCCGCAGCTGTAGCTGACGCCGTGAAGCGGCTGGAGCAGGCCGACGAGCTGATCGGCCACAACATCAAGCGGTTCGATATCCCGGCTCTGAAGAAGCTAGCTGGCTTCACACCCAAGGCGGGGCAGAAGGTCACGGACACACTCGTTGTGTCCCGGCTGATGTACCCGGCACTGAAGGCCGACGATGCCCTCAATGACAAGGTGCCATCCGAGTACAAGGGGAAGCATTCGCTGGCTTCGTGGGGCTACAGGCTTGGGGAGCACAAAGGCGACTACGCGGAGCTAAAGCGGGTCGAGGCTCTCGCACTGGGCTTCACCGACGAGGTAGCTATCCAACGGTTCATCTGGGGCACGTTCTCGCCCGAGATGCTGGACTACATGGTGCAGGACGTTCGCTTGAATTTCCTGCTCTACAAGAAGCTCAGCCCCGACATGTACCCGCAGAAAGCTATCGTGCTGGAGCACCGCATAGCTGGGCTCTGCGAGCACATTGAGGAGTCAGGCTTCCCTTTTGACTTCGCCGCCGCAGGGCGGCTCCACGTCGAACTGTTAGAGAAGCAGTACCAGCTAGAGCAGAGACTGAAGGCTGAGTTTGGATCATGGGAGCAACCTATCTCCCCCGATCCAGCTAAGGCGTGGTTCGTCCCCAAGAAGGACGATGCAAAGCGCGGGTACAAGAAGGGCGTCGGCTTCATCAAGAAGAAGACCGTAGAGTTCAACCCGGGCTCGCGT